AAAGAAAAAAAATAAAGCCTATAGAAATCGTTAAGAAATCTATAGGCTTTATTTTTTTTTTACGTTCTTATTATTATTGGTTACGATCTACGAGGTTTTTAAGAGAAATTTTCCTAGTCCCATCAGCTTGAGGGATAACAGTACATTTTGCAGCCACTTCATGCACCATAAATTCACGCAAAGCCTTGGAAACATTACCATCAGGACAAACAGAAGCGAAATCGTCGCGGAGTTCGTGCGGTAATCTAATCGTAAGAGTGCTGTCAGCATCAAGGCTTGCATAATGATATAACAATTCAAAATTCTTTTCCATAAGATAACCACCTTTCAAAAAAAAATACTATATAAGTTACCTACAGTATAACATAAGTATTAACAAAATGTAAATACAAAAAACAAAAGATTTACTAAATGTTTATACTTATGTATTGACATGTTGTAATGACATAGTGTATAATGTAATTAAAGATAAGGGCAAAAGCCCTAAAAAATTTAACTATTATGTACATACAAAAGTACATACAGGAGGAACACCATGGACACTATTCAAATTACTGTAAACTTCACATTCGACAATCTTTATAGCGTGCTAAGTGAAAGAGCTTGCGACACTTTGCGAGTAATTGCAAGCCATCACAAAATCAATGAATTTATGGCACTAGCTAGAGAGCTAGGCTATAGAGAATTATCTATAAAGGAATGGGAAAGCATTTTAGATAATAATATCACAACTAGAGACAAAGCGAGAGCAGTAAGCCAAGTCTTAACGCTCTCCGACTTTGAAGCTCTACTATTAACGGAAGAAACAGAGCTTTATTATAACTTAGGTATTCCACTAGATGAAAATTACGAACCATTACCATATGAGGAGGCATAAAACAATGATGACACTAAAAGGCACATTCACATTTGATGACTTGATAGGCTTATCAAGAGGTCAAACACAAGAAACACTATTAGAAATTAGAGCAATGGGGCTACAAGATGAATTTGAAACAGTAGCCGACGAAATAGGAGATTGGGACGAGCTCTACAGCATGATAAATGGTATGTCTATACCTGAATTATTAAACCTTGAAGAGGAAGAGGACGACGAGGAGGAAGAAGAGGAATGATACTATTATCAATTATTGTCTCAGGGGTTTACCTTTGGGCGGTAACAGATGATTTATTCTAATTTTTTAACCTTAAAGCATTTCAAAGCCCCTCACAAAAGGGGCAAAAGGGGTAACTCATGAAAATAAACAGAATAATAGCAGCTACTTTTACAAATAAAGATACAAACACCTTAATACCAATACAGGGGAACGCATGGGAAGTATTAGAATTAATTAGCTACAAAATGAGCGACATAACAAATAATAAAATAGAAATTTTATGGGAGGATGACGGCACTCAAAACTTACGGGTAAATGATGAATTAATAGGATGGTACTCCGACAGCCTAACAAAAGAAGACTTAGAAATATTAGAAAAGGATTGCAACGAAATTCTAAAAAAGACAAACTATAGTATTAATTTATATCTACTTTTATAAATGAGGGACTACATGACTAGAAAGGAATTAGACATAGAGCGGAGGGAGTTCCTTATATCAGCTAAGAAACTAGCAAGAACTACAAAGAGGCTCAAAGAAGCAATAAAGAAAATCGAGGATCAAGCAGAAGCCAACGATGGAGAGCTAACAGAACGGGACGCCGTTCGACATGAAATACTTCACCGCCTCTATATGTCAGTATTCGAAGACGTTGAGGCGGTACTGCTAGAATTCCAAGATTAGAAACTAAATACACCTATTGAAACCTTGATTTGTCGATAGGTGTATTTTTTATACCCTTTTTGCCCTGCTGAGGGCGGTCAAGACGTAGACAGGCGGTAAGCCAAGGATAAGAACCGAGGAGGACAAGACGTATGACACAAGTAACCATAGAGCAACAAATAGAGTTAGAAAAGTATTACACAGACCTAGCTCAAGAAACATTTAAAAAACGACTAGAGCAAGCAAGAAACCAAGGGCGAATAACTAGCCAGCCTTTAGGTAGTGGCTTAAAGAAGCTCTTTGTCGAAGCCCTAGCGACGAACATAGGAGCATGGATAGATGAGAACACCAAGCCAAAGCGAGGGGTAGGCAAGAAGTATAGGGAGCTACTCAAGGCAATGCTTGAAGCGTTCGGAAAGGACGCTCTAGTACTGAACATTTGTGCTACAGTGCTAGAAAAAGCCATCAACGAAACACTAGCGACCGACCATAAAGCCAGTGTATCAAGTTGCGGATACCAAGTAGGCAACAGTTTGTACTACAATGCAAAAACTGAAGCCTACTTGAAGCAGGACGGAACAGGAACTCAAGTAAATCGGATACAAGAGGGGCTAGACAAAAGAACTCTTATGTATCAAAAGACCTCACATATTAAAGGGGTCATGAAGAAGAACAAATTTGAATGGGTAAAGTATGAGAAAAGAGCAATAGTAAACCTAGGGCTAGACATATTGTATATCCTTATACAATCTACAGACCTCATCACTATTTCTCAAGCAAGCGACCATACAAAGTACTTAGAGCCATCGCAAGCTCTACTAGATACCTATAGATATAATGCAGAGTTTATCAGTAAGTTTATTGTCGACCGCACACCAACGATCGTGAAGCCTAAGCCATGGACTGACATGAGCCAAGGTGGTTACTACGGAGCGATGAAGAAGAGACTACACTTTATGCGTATCAGCCACATCGTAGGCAAGACAAAGGTAGTCAAAAGTTATATCAGAAAGATACAAGACGTCGACTTGAGCAAGATATATGAAGCAGTCAATAAAATTCAAGAGACTGCTTATCGTATCAATAAAGATATGTATGAGGTAGTCAATGAAATCTTTGAGCAAGGCGGAGGGATAGCTGGTATAGCAGGCTTTGAGCCTCACGCACCTGAACCAACAAGAAACACTTTTGAGACCAAACAAGACTTTGGGAAGAGATTCCATGAATGGCTAGAGATTGAAATTGCAAGACGTAGTAAAGCACTACGAGCAATGAGACTATTTAGATATGCTAAAGAATTCAAGCAGTACGACAAAATATACTTCCCATGCAATATTGACTTTAGAGGACGCATTTATCCAATACCACTCTTTAATCACCAAGGGGACGACTTTATGAAGTCCTTAATAGAATATGCAGAACCTGTACCGCTCAAGGATAGCCAAGACATAGAGCTCTTTTACTGGCAAGGGGCTAACCTATGGGGTAATGACAAAGTATCTCATAGCGAGCAAGTGGAATGGGTGAAAGCTCACCACTCTAATATTGTCGACAGTGCAAAGAACCCTTTGGACTACCTATGGTGGACAGACGCAGATGAACCATTGCAATTCTTAGCATGGGCTATGGAATACGTCAAGTCTCTTGAGTACTACGAAGAGCACAAGACATATGAGGGCTATAGTTGCCCTTTAGTCATCGCTTATGATGGCACTTGCTCAGGGCTACAGCACTACTCAGCAATACTAAGAGATGAAGTGGGCGGATCCGCAGTAAACCTAATTGACCATGAAAGACCAGCCGACATATATCAACAAGTAGCCGACAAAGTACTTAAGATTGTCGAAAAGGACGCAACAAGTGGAACACTTGATGAAGTCGAAAAGGAAGAAGTCGGAGGAGGACAAAGGGTACACTTTGGGACACGCTCAATGGCTCAAGCATGGTTAGCTCATGGAGTTAATCGTAAAGTAGTCAAACGGAACGTCATGACGCTTGCCTATGGTAGCGGTCAATACGGCTTTCAAGAGCAGATATATGAAGATACGACAAAAGGCAACCCACATTTCAAGCGGTTTGAAAAACCGTGTGCAAAATACATGGCAAAACTGGTATGGCAAGAAGTACAGACGACAGTAGTCAGTGCTACAGAGGGCATGAAGTATCTTAAAGAATTAGCTAAGGTACTCACTAAGCATGGACTACCAGTGAATTGGTGGACACCTTTAGGGCTACCAGTACAGCAACAGTATCTCAAAATGGTGCAAAAGAGCTTTATGACACGATTTGGGGACAGAATTAGATGGTGGGGGTACTACCAAGATGTCTCCGATGATGAGGCACTGGATGCTAATGGACAAAAGAATGGGATAGCACCTAATTTTATCCATAGCCTAGACAGTACTCACCTAATGATGGTAGTCAATGAAGCTGGCTTAAAGAACTATACGACAATTCATGATAGCTTCGGCACATCGCTAGGAGAAGCTAGACACCTACAAGTAATTATCCGTGAGCAACTCTATAAGCTCTATACAGAACACTCACCACTAGAAGAATTTAAAGAATATGTACAAGCGATGACAGGCGAGGACTTATCAGATATTGTCGAACCGCCTAAAGGCAATTTAGACCTAAAGAACATACTAAGAAGTACCTTTATTTTTCACTAAGTATTCGTAAGAAACTCACTAAGTATTTTAATGTACACACGAGATAGAGGGACACAACAAGTCCTCTTTTTCGTGGCAACAGAGTTAATGAAAGGAGCCAAACATGACATTTTCAGACATTATATTAGCAATGGTCATAAGACCACTCGTAGAACTCATAGGAGCAGTACTAGCAATCATTGTATTCGTTACATTAATTTGTTTACTTGTAGAAATAGCAGACAAAATTCATAAGAAATGGGGTAACTAGAAATGAAAGTAAAGATTGACATGAGGACGCTTGAAGTTATTTCTGTAGAATTCGATACAGAAATACAGGAAGATATGAGACATATGAATGGAAAGTTTAAGGATAAAGATGGTGAATGTTTAACACAAGCGATTATAACAAAGATTTTAGAACAAGGAGTGAAAGTACCATGTTAAGCAAAATTGAAGAACTAGAGATCCGTGTAGGCGAACTTGTAAAAGAAAATCATGAGTTGCGAGAAGCTGGCGAAAGATTAGCTAAAGAAAACATTGATAAATACTTTGCACTAAAGAAACACGCAGAGTGTAATTATAAACTAACGAAAGAAAAAGAAGCATTACAAAAGGAGCTTAAGGAGCTAAAAAGCAACAAGTTAGAAAGAAATAAATGGTACAGAGCCTCAGACTTCTATGCCGATGAACTAAAGGAAAAATTAGGAACAGGAGTTTTAGTAGAAGTCGTAAAACACTCAAACGAAGATAAAGATGAAATGCGACCTGAGTTAAAAGAAACTAAATTTGAAAGAGTGCAATATATCGCTAAAGATGGGTTTGGAAAAACAGCACTATCAACAGGAAGCGTATTCTACAGAAATTGGTTTAGAGTGCTTTAGGAGGACTAATGGCTAAAAACTTTAGAGCACAACAGGTGCACTACAGACGACTACAACTATTATTCTTAATTCAAACGTACTTAACTGGGAACTGGGGATAAAAGAGTGAACATTAAAGAACAAGCTAATTATATAATCAACTATGTCATAGCAAATGGTAAAGAAAGAGGCATATATATGGCTGAACTTCAATTACAAGATACTTATGACAAAGGCTATAAAGATGGAACCTCAACAATGAACGATTATAGTAAAGGTTATAAAGAGGGTTATAGTAAAGGCTATGACGAGGGTTATAGCGATAGCACTACTAGATATAAATAGGAGATAACATCATGAATACAAATAGCAAACATTACGAAGAACTAAACATTCAACCATGGGGAATCATGGAGAGAAACTTCACCACTGAGGAATTTGTCGCATACCTCAAAGGGAATATCATTAAGTATACTTTACGAGACAAAGGGCAAGCCTTAACGGACGCAGAGAAAATCAAGCACTACGCAGAGAAGCTAATTGAAGTGCTTGAGAGCGTAGAGGAGCCTGAAGTTAGACATAAGTTTAAAGTAGGGGATCGTGTAAAAGTAAATGGATTTGACTATCATTTAGGAGACGCAACTAGAAAAGCGACTGTAAGAGCCTTAAAAGTACAATACTCACCTAAGGACTATCTTGTAGAATTAGACGCAAAAGGGAAAGGGTGGAAAGCTACCAAAGAAGATGAGGGTGTTGATGTAGAAAATGCTTGGTTAGTGCCTGAAGAAAGTCTTGAGTTAATTAGTGAGCCTACCTACAAGTTTAACATTGGCAATCGAGTGTTAGTGAAAGGAATAGGAGAAAAATTAAAAGGTACTATTATTCGACTACCTAAAGAGGGCTTAAGAGACGTTGACGAAGATAATTATATTATTGAACTGGACGCAGAACATGCAGGCTGGCCAGCTAATGTAATAGATCATGAAGTCGAAAGCGATAATGCATGGTATGCAGATGATAGCGAACTAGAGTTACTTAAAGAAGAGCCAAAGAAAACCTTAGTACCTAACAAGTGGTATGACGCTGAAGACTTTACTGTAGAAGAACTAGAAGACCTGCTACCAGTAGGGGCTAAGGTAGTTGTAACGTACTACCATGACAATGGTCGTGAAGTAGATTTTGAGGCAGAAAGACTTTTAAATACATTAGTCAAAAACATTGGTAAACGATCTATAAAGAACGATACACGAGTAGGTATAACAGAAGACTGCTGGTGGAGACGTTATTTTAAAATTACAGAGGAGTAAAACAAATGGAACCAATTATTAGCCCATGGGTAATCTATGCAATGTCAATATCTACTTGCTTTAAAATTCTATTCGCAGTAATTACGTTTGTATTCGGCTTTGCAACAGCCTGTACTATGATGGAAGAAGAGTATGAGGACGCAACCAAGTGTCTTATATTGACAGTAGCAAGCCTAATCATTGCAATCATAATACCAACAAAAGGGACTATTATATCTATGATAGTAGCCTCATACATCACACCTGACAACTTAAATATGGCTAATGAATTAGTCAAAAGTAATTTAAATGACTACATCAATATAATTACTAATGGTATTAACCTAGTAAAGTAAAGGAGAACTAAAATGCTAGAACCCATTACTCTAAATAAAAGAGACCAAAGATACCTAGATAGACTACTAGATGGAAAACATAAAGAAATGCTTGAGGATTTAGTATGGGGAAACCTATCATTCCTAAAAGGAATTGAAGAGGAAGTTGACTGGGTGGATACATATCAATATGAAAAACATAAAGTATTTAGATGTATTAATGGTAAGTATTATGAATTAAGGTACATACAAAATAGATACGGAGGACAACGAATGACACTAAACTTCTATGAAGTAGTACCTAAAGAAATCACAAAGATTGTTTATGAACGAAAGGAGAACTAAAATGGCACGACCAAAGAAAATACAAGAAACAGAAGCAATCAAAACACAAGAAACAGAAGCAATCACAATGAATGGTGAGCAGGTGCTCATCAAACTGCTTAACGGCAACGCAGTAATTCCTGAAGCAAAGACAGAGGGAGCTGGCTGTATGGACATTACAATTCCAACGACAATCTCAGTACCGCCAGTAACAGTACAAACGAAAGCTACAGAAATTCCTTTAGGCTTTAAAGTAGTCATTCCTAAAGGACACACAATGCGTATCCAGTTGCGTTCCAGTGTAGGGCGAGACTATCCAATTAGCTTAGCAAACATTGAGGGTATTGTAGATGAGGACTTTAGAGGTGAAGTAAACCTCTTTGTACGCAACTACAGTAAACACATTGTAATGCTAGAGCAAGGCATGAGAATTGCTCAATGCTGGCTTGAGAAAACATTGCCAATGACCTTTGTCGAGGGCGAAGTACTAGAAGATACTGAACGAGGAACTGAAAGCGGTAGTACTGGTAAGTAATTAAATATATTCTAAGGGCACTCTTAATGAGTGCTCTTTTTTTTTTGTCAAAAGGAGAAAAGATAAATGGCAAAACAAAAACTAGGTAAAGACTTTATGTTAAGTGGTACAGCTTGCTGGGCTCACACTGACAGCCCTGAGACCTACGAGGGGAATGAGATTGGTTATTCAATCATGGTTAAACTTGAGAGCGATGAGAAAACAGAGGCTTTCAAAAACGCACTTGAAGAGCTCTTTAATGAAGCAGAAGCTCAATTAGACAAGAAAGTAAACCGCAAAGTACCAATCAACTTAGCAGTCAAAGAGGACAAAGAGTATGGCGAGTGCTTTAAAGCAAAGACAAAACATGAATTTAAAGACAAAACTACAGGCGAACTCATTAAACGTACTTTACGAGTATTCGACAAATATGGTGAACCACTACCTAAAGGCACAAAGATTGGTAATGGTTCTAAAGTCAAAGTAAAAGTAACAGCAGATCCATACATCATGAGCTCTAAGAACTACGGCATCACCTTGCGTCTCAATGCAGTACTTGTAGAAGAACTCAAAGAATACACAGGTGGTGGTTCTACAGCTGAGAGCTTCGGTTTTGAAGTAGCACAAAAGCCTGACACTGACTTTGATGAAGAAGCAGTAGAGTGGTAATGAATGACTAAGGGCTGGACTTTTAGTCGCTTAGGAGGCTTTAAAAAGCGTACCGACAAGAGTACTAGAAGTGGATTTGAGAGCAAGGTGAAAGCTAACCTTGAGAAAGCTAAGGTACCCTTTGAGTATGAAACATTAAAGGTACCATACACGACCACTCACTACTATAAGCCTGACTTTATATTGTCGAATGGAATTATTGTCGAAGCCAAAGGACTGTTCCTACCTGAGGACAGAAGTAAGCACTTAGCAATCAAGAAGCAACACCCTGAGCTAGACATTAGGTTCCTATTCATGAGAGACAACTATATAAGCAATAAGACAAAAGCTAATAAGTACAGTGATTGGTGCAAAAAGAATGACTTTAAGTATCATATCGGTACAGCAATACCTAAGAAATGGATAGAAGAGAAAGGAGGTAAAACGAATTAAAGCATACGGAAAACTTAAAGAACGTAAAGAAACGAAATACATAAAAGTAACGCAGTACGCATTACACGACAAAGACCCTCAAGTAATCTTGAGAAACAGTCAAAAGGCAGGCTACCTGTTCTTCCCTCATCACTACTTAATCACAGCAGATGGAACAGTCAATAAGTTCCGACCTGAAGAAGCAGTAGCATTTGGTGAGATGGACAATTATGACACTACTATTAGTGTTCTAGCTGACATCACTGAAGAAGCTCAAGCCAGTTTAGAAGTCGTACTCAATGCACTGCAAGAGCAATATAAAGGAGTTGAAGTCATTGAGTGATACACGAGACGAGCTAAAGGAATACGAGTGCATGATGGACAGAAAGCATAAAGCCATCACAATATATGCTAAGCAAGTTAAGTACTTTGAAGTCGAGCTTGAGAATGTCTCAGAGAATGAAGCTATAGAGCAAGCAAAAGCTCAGATTAATTGTCGAGACATAGAAGCAGACGATGAAGAAGTACTGATTGACGACATGGATATTCATGACTAGCACATCAGAAATTCTCAATGCTCATCTTCCGTGCCCTGATTGTGGTTCATCTGACGCACTCACAGAGTACACTGACGGACACACTTATTGCTTCTCTTGTGAGACACATCATAATCACAATGAGGAGAAGCCTAAGACAACTGACAGCTCATTCATAAGTGATATGACATTGAAGCCTTTGAAAGCTAGAGGTATCACTGAAAGCACCTGTAGGAAATACCAGTACTACTACACGAACTACAAAGGACAGCCTTGCCAAGTAGCTAATTACTTTGATGAATACGGAACTCTTGTCGGACAAAAGCTACGCTTTAAAGACAAGTCATTCGCTATCAAAGGAAAGCTCAGTACTACATTCTTTGGACAGCAACTATACAACAATGGAGTACGACTAATCATCACTGAGGGTGAAATTGATTGTCTAACAGTTAGCCAACTACTGGGAAATCAAGAGCCAGTCGTAAGTATTCCATGCGGTGTACAGAGTGCACGTAAGGTATTTGAAGCTAATCTAAAGTGGCTTGAGGGCTTCGATGAAGTAGTTGTAGTATTCGACAATGATGAGGCAGGACGCAAAGGAGCTCAAGATATAGAGGGCATTTTGTCTCCTGATAAGCTCCGTATAGCTACACTCAAGCAGTACAAAGACCCTAATGAGTATTACTTAGCAGACAAAGGTAATGAGCTATTAGAAGCTCTTGAGAACGCTAAACGTATCACTCCTGAGAATATCATCAATGCTGATATATTACTTGACGACCTCTTAGAGGAGCCTGAGGAAGTAACAGGGTACTCACTACCATGGGCTGTAAAAGCAGACAAAATGATACGAGGAGTACGCAAAGGTGAAATCACAATGCTAACTGCTGGTACTGGCATAGGTAAATCTACGATGATCCGAGAGCTAGGCTACCACTTAGTCATGAAGCATGGCTTAAAGATAGGCTCAATGATGCTGGAGGAGAACGTCCTTAGGACATCTAAAGGCTACATCGGTTTATACCTAAACAGACCAGTACATATCAGTCGTAAAGGGATAACCAACGACCAATATGAGGAAGCGTTTAATAAGACCTTAGGCAGTGGCAAATTCATAATGTATAACCACTTTGGTTCCCTAGACAACTCATCAATTCTTAATGCTATACGCTATATGGCTGTAACAGAGAAGTGCGACTTTATCCTCATAGACCATATTAGTATAGCAGTAAGTGGCATTGAAAGTAACAATGAGCGAAAACTTATTGATATTCTTATGACACGCTTAAGACAGCTTTGTGAGGAGCTAGGAGTAGGACTTATCTGTATTTGTCATCTGAAGCGTGGTGATGGCAAAAAGAGTGCTGAAGAGGGTGGAAGTATTTCTCTTGAGGACTTGAGAGGTAGTCAAGCAATAGCTCAGTTGTCGGACACAATTATAGCACTAGAGCGTAACCAACAAGCCGAGAGCGACGTTAAGAAAAACCTAGTGCAAATTCGAGTATTAAAATGTCGACAAACAGGGGATACAGGAATAGGAGGAAAACTTTGGTTTAACAAAGAGAAAAACCGCCTAGAAGTTCCTGACACAGACCTATTGAACGACATAGAAAGAGATGAAGAGGTACCTGAATTTTGACAAAAACCGATGAGTACATGGACTGGTTAGAAAGAAAAGTGCAAGAGGCTAAAGATGAAATGAAAGAAGCCTTATCGCATTTAGACCATGACAGAGCTCAGATTAAATATGTAACCCTATTGAAAACCTATAACAAAGCTAAGGAGTTATCATTATGAGAATTCCTGTAATGGGCAAAGGGGTAACACTAACAGAACTACCTAACGAAATTGCAGTATTCTTTGAGATTGGTAACTGTAAGCAACACTGTGAGGGCTGTCATAGTCCTGAACTTTGGACAGATGATGGAGCCCAATGGCTCACTGTAGATAACCTAAAGGAATACATCAAGTCTCAAAGAGGTATCACCGCAGTTGTATTCATGGGTGGTACGACAAACTATGGTATTGATCCTGAAGAGTTCCTTGAGAAAATCGTAAAGCCTATCTCTAAGGACTATCCAGTAGGGTTATACCATGGCTGTATTGAATTCCCATATGACAAAGAGCACTTAACATGGCTCAAGATTGGACGTTACATTGAATGTCAAGGTGGCTTAGCAAGCCCAACGACCAATCAAAAAATGCTTTACAAATTGCCTAATGGCGAATGGACAAATATTACATCATTTTTTACTAAGGAGACTAATGGCTAAACAACTTTTAAATAAACTGACAGATGACCAAATTCAAACCAAAGTAAACTTTATTCAGAACTACATGAACTCTTTCAACACTGCTGATGGCTCTATTGTCGACCCTAACAGTAATGTCGATGGTAAAAACATCGGTATCCTTGAGAGTGAACTATACAAGTTCGAGACAATTCAAATCAATCGAGCTATGGTAGAAGCTAAACTTATCGAAATGTTCGGTAGTGAGTACGCTCACCAGTACGAGCAGGACATTAAGAACCATCTTATTTACATTCATGATGAGACTTCCTTGCGTCCGTACTGTGCAAGTATCAATATGTTCCCTTATTTATTTGAGGGTACTAAACCTCTAGGCGGTACATCGACAGCTCCTACAAATCTACAGTCATTCTGTGGTAGCTTCGTAAATCTTGTCTATCAGGTAGCCAGTGGCTTCGCTGGTGCTATTGCTACAGTAGAGTTCTTAATGTACTTCGACCACTTTGCACGCAAGTCTTACGGAGACAATTACCTAGAGACAAATGCTAAGGAAGTTGCTCAAGAGCTACAAGGTGTAGTCTATGCAATCAATCAACCCGCTTCGGCAAGGGGCAATCAAAGTGTCTTTTGGAATATCTCAGTATTCGATAAGTTTTACTTTGAGAGCGTATTTGGTGAATTCACATTCCCTGATGGCGACAAAGCGAACTACACAAGTATCTCTAAACTTCAGGACTTCTTTATGAACTGGTTTAGAGAAGAACGAGAGAAAGAACTATTGACATATCCAGTGCTCACCAGTGCAGTACTTGTCGACAAAGAAACAGGCAAGCCTAAAGATGATGAGTTCGCCCATATGTTAGCTAAGCACATGAGCAAGGGTTTATCATTCTTTGTCTACCAAAGCGAAAGTGCAGACAGCTTAGCAAGTTGTTGTCGCCTACGCAATGAGCTGGCAGATAATACTTTCAGCTACACTTTAGGTGCAGGCGGTGTATCTACTGGCAGTGTACAAGTTATTACTATCAACATGAATAGATTTATCCAACGTCATCACAAAGGTGTCTATGCGTTCCCTGATTTAATCAAGCGAGTACAAAAGTATCTAATGGCTCATCGAGCAGTCATTGAGGACTACCTAAAAGCAGGCTTATTGCCAGCTTATAGTGCAGGCTTTATTAGCTTAGACAAACAATTCTGTACTATTGGTATCAATGGTATGCTTGAGGGCATGGAGTCCTTACGAGTAGACCCAGTGAAAGATCCTGACTTGTACATTAAGACAGTGAGTGGCTTCTTAAATCAAATCTATACACTCAACAAAGAAGCATACAAAGACTACAAAATTCGTTTTAATACTGAGTTCGTTCCAGCAGAAAACTTAGGAGTTAAAAATGCTAAGTGGGACAAAGCAGATGGCATTAAGACAAAACGAGATTGCTACAATTCATACTTCTATCCTGTAGAGAATACGGACATGACTATCCTTGACCGCTTAAAACTACATGGTAGAGAAATGGTTAAGTATCTTGATGGTGGTAGTGCTTGTCATCTGAACATCGCTCAGTTATTGACTGAAGAGCAAGCATACAAACTCTTATGCTTAGCTGGTGAATATGGCTGTAATTACTGGACATTTAATTGTCTTGTAACCATTTGTGATAACTGCGGTTTTATTAATGTAAACACTGAAGATCATTGTATTAAATGCGGTGAAAAAGAAAAGATTGATTATGGCACACGAGTTATTGGCTACTTAAGACGAGTTAGCAATTACTCAGAGGGCAGACGTAAAGAACACGCTTTACGAATCTATATGAAAAAATAAGGAGAAAACTTATGTTATTGACAGTTTTATACAAATTAGAAAAATCAGTATTAGAAGTAAGTGCATGGTTACGTTTACAACAAAAAGAAGTGCTTCAAAAATTAGTCAAAAAGAATATGACTTTAGTACAATCTTTGAATAAGAAAAATAAATATTTAGAAAACGTAATTAAACTAAATAAAGCTGATATTGATGAAACAGTAGATGAAATTAATAGACTTAAAGATCTATTGAGAAAATACTAATGTTAATCTTTGATATTGAAACAAACGGACTTCTTGACACTGTAACCAAAGTGCACTGTATGGTAGTCTACGACACTAAAACAGAAGAGTATTTTGAGTATAGACCTAATGAGATTGAGCAAGGTGTACAGAAACTTTTACAAGCAGACAAAATATGCGGACACAATGTTATAGCGTTCGACGTTCCATGCTTAGAGAAGCTCTATGGAGTTAAATTTGAGCATGAAAAGGTAATCGACACACTAATACTAGCACGACTTGTCTACTCAAATATTAAAGACGTAGACATTGGACTAATGAGAAAAGGAGTACTACCTAAGAAACTTTATGGACGCTATAGTTTACAAGCCTTTGGCTATCGCTTAGGCGAACTAAAAGGCACCTACAGTGAGGACAATGAGGACGCATGGGCTTGCTTTAATGAGGAAATGTTAGCCTACAACAAGCAGGACGTAGTAGTAACCTATAAGCTCTACAACAAACTTGTCGACAAGGGTTTTACAGAACACGCTTCTATGATTGAACACAAAGCTCAATGGTTAATGCAGAAACAAGAACGGAATGGCTTCCCATTCGACAAACAAAAAGCAATAAAACTTGAGGCAGACTTAAGGGAAGAGCTAGAGCGAATAACTAATGAACTCACTCAATATGTACCACCAATACCTGACCGCATATTCATTCCTAAGAGAGACAATAAGCGACTGGGATATAAAACTGGTGTTCCTGTACAGAAATACAAAGAGTTTAAAATCAATTCACGAGACCAGCTCAAGTATATCTTAGGCACTCACTTTGGTTATAAATGGTTAGACACAATGTTTGAAATCGAGACAGATGAGGACGGAGAGGAAACCAATAGAAAACTAAAGTTAGACGAAGAGAGCCTACAGGAAATCATCAATGATCCTAAGGCAAGCGAAGAGGTACGTCATATTGCTAAGCTCTACAGCACTGCATTTATGTTGTCGAAACGCTTAGGACAACTAGCAGATGGTAATCAAGCATGGCTAAAACTCTTAGGAGATGACAATAGAATACATGGCAAAGTGAACCCTAATGGAGCTGTATCAGGACGAGCTACCCATAGCAACCCTAATGTAGCTCAAGTACCTGCTATTGACAAACCTTATGGCTATCAATGTCGAGAACTCTTTGGAGTACCTAAAGGCTGGTACCAAGCTGGTATTGACTGCTCAGGTTTAGAGCTACGTTGCCTTGCACACTTTTTGTCGCCTTTTGATGGCGGAGCGTATGCTCATGAGATACTCAATGGTGATATTCATACAGCTAACCAAATGAACGCAGGGCTTGAGACAAGAAACCAAGCTAAAACATTTATTTATGCGTTCCTCTATGGTGGAGGTAATGCAAAGATTGGTAAGATTGTCGGAGGAACCGAAGAGGACGGAAAGAAACTCAAGGCTAAATTCCTAAAGAATACACCAGCAATCAAAAAGCTATCCAGTAGCATTAAAGACACCTTAGCTCCTTATGATGTATCAGCACGTTGTCGAAGAGACAAACGTAAGTGGCTAAAGGGGTTAGATGGTAGAAAACTATATGTACGCTCATTGCACAGTGCATTGAACCTCTTATTACAATCAGCAGGTGCTCTAATCTGTAAACGATGGACAACAAGAACAGAAGAGCGACTACAAGCACTGGGCTTAAAGCATGACTGGGACGGAGATTATTGTCTCATGGCATGGATACATGATGAAATTCAAGTAGCTTGTAGAACTCAAGAGATAGCAGAAGTTGTCGTAAGAGAAGCTCAATTAGCAGTGCGAGAAGTACAAGAGGAATTTAAGTTTAGAATACAATTAGATACCGAGGGAAAAATCGGTAAGAATTGGGCGGAGTGTCATTAATGAAATTAAATAAAGAATTACAAGAAGTACTTGCAGTCGTACTTATTGATGAGCAATTAGGCGACTTAATAGACGACTGGGGTATTACAAGATATTTACCTACTGAAGAACTCAAAAAGAAAAATGAAGAGTTCTACTTATGCTTAGTACAGTACAAAGAACTACTGAACCAATGGGCAGAAAAGAATTTAATTAGAAAGGAGACAGATGGCGACAAAGAAAAAGACAAAGCTGTTAATTGACGCAGACATGATGATTTATCTAGCGTTGCAAAATGCAGAGACTGAACATGACTGGGGAAATGGCTTTTATACTCTTAGTGCGTTCTTCCCTGACGCAACAATGAGCTTTGACAGTCATCTAGCAGAACTGGTTCCTCTTGTCTTAGAGCACTGGAATATCGAGGGAGAGTACGAGATTATTATGGCTATGACAGATCTCAAGGGTAACTTTAGAAAAGAGCTAAACCCTGAGTACAAAGCCAATCGTAAATCTAAACGACGACCTATGATGTTTATTCGTATGCGAGAGTGGGTTAAAGAGAACTTTAAAGTAATGATGATTGATAATCTTGAAGCCGACGATTGTATTGGTATTAGTGCAGACAAGAACTCAATCATGATCAGTGGGGACAAAGACTTTAGGAGTATTCCTTGTCGCTTCTATGATTTTTTACGGAACGAGTTTTATGATACGACAAAAGAGGAAGCTCACTACTTTCATATGTATCAGACACTAATTGGGGATGCCGCAGATAACTATAAGGGTTGCCCTAAGATTGGTGAGGTAAGAGCTAAGCGTTTACTTGATGAGAACTGCTCATGGGAAGCTGTAGTAAGAGCTTATAAAGCTAATGGCAGTACTGAAGAGGAAGCATTGATGAACGCTAGATTATCATTTATTTTACAAAAAGGATATTATAACAAGAAAACTAAAGAGGTGAAATTATGGACACCGTAGTCAAAGAAAATCATCTAAGGAACCCTGAGAGAGACGCAACGACTTATGTCGAAGCCCTTAAGAGAGAAGCAGAGGGGCACCAACTTCTATCTCTAGGGAGCCGTGGAGCAGTCTATTCGCACCTCCTTGAACAAAACACCAAGGGGAACATCAGAGCATGGTATGACGCTACAGGTAAACTTGTAGGAGTGCTAATGTTTGACGTAGGTAAACTTTGGTGGACTGATAAGACAGTAGTTATGGAAGAGACAGTATTCTGTATCGACAAAACTTATAGCGGTATTCAAAGAGAAGCTATAAGAGAACTAGAGAGAGTAGCTAGAGGTTATGAGGCAGAGCTTATCATTAGCGGTAATGTTTTGTCGACAGGGCGAACAGCTAAGCTAGTTATGAATGGCTATAAGAAAGCTGGCTTTGAGCCTATCTGTACAGACATGGTAAAGGTACTTGCCTATGAGTAACCTAGACAGACCAGTACCAAGAGTTGACGAGATTATTATTGATGAACTCAAGAGAGCCTTTAACACACACTCAATCTTGCGTAGAGAAGATCTTAACGCAGAGCAAAAGATAGCATATATCATGGCTATTGAAGAAGTAACAAATGTCTTAAACTCATGGAGACTAGAGCATGAACTCTAATGTACACACGAGATAGAGGACTTTAATTCTTTATAAGACGAAAGGAGACTTATGGGAACTATGCTGGCACAGCTTGCAGTAGGTTTGGTACTCAATAAAGTCGCTCAGAAATGGGGGAGTAAAGCTAAGCCAGTCCCTCAAGTAACTGGTAAAGACATTGTACCTGCTACTCAAGCAGAAGCACCTGAGTTCGCACAGCTAGGCAGTGAAACACCTAACTATGTACGAAAGAACAGGGAAGCACTGACAATCAAACGAAACACAGACAATGACTATAACCCTATGAATATGTAGAAACGAAAGGAGAACCATGGGAGGACTTAAGAAACTCTTTGGTGGTGGACAACAACCTGATATTCCAACACCAGCCGTATCCGCACCTGAGATACCTGATAGTACAGATCAAAAGTATGCAGAAACTCAAGGCGGTGGCTTGCGTAAACGTAAAGCAAGAGGTAAGAAAGATCTACAAATTGCTACTACAGGGCTCAATACGAATGGCATACGAGGTAATGGGGTGAACGTATAGATGGCGACAAAGAAGCGTAAATCTACACAGCCTCAAGACCAAGGAATATCCGCTAAGGAGCTCTACACAAAACTAGAGAGTAAACGAGAGCCTTATGTACAGCGAGCTATTAGTTGTGCAAAGCTAACTCTTCCTCATGTATTCCACGACAAGAACGATGATGGTAATACTAAATTCAATACACCTTATCAGTCTATTGGAGCACGAGGAGTAAACAACTTAACAAGCAAATTAGTACTTGCCCTATTCCCACCGAATGAGGGCTTTTTTAAATTGGGTTTGTCGACAGAAATGAAACGACAGCTCATCAACTCATCTCCTGATGTTTACGAAGAGAAAACACAAGAGATTGAACAAGCACTCATGAGGTACGAACAGGCAAGCCTAAAGTATCTTGAAGAAATTCAATTCAGATCCACAGCTCAGGAAGCAAGTCGACACTTAATCATCACTGGCAATGGAGTAGTATTCCTACCGCCTGACAGAGATGGCACTAAGTTTTATGACTTAAATCATTTTGTCGTACAGCGTGATGGGGTAGACACAGTAGTTACGTTGATAACTAAAGATACTCTATTGAAACGCACATTGCCTCCTGAAGCATACAATCTAGTCCCTGACAAAAAGGACGATGAAGAAGTCGAAGTGTATACCAAATGCGACTTAGTAGATGATAACTATGAATGTTTTAGCGAAGTCGATGGTATACGAATTAATGGTAGCGAACAGACATATCCGAAAGAGAAATTCCCTTATATTGTCTTAAGAATGACAAAAGGGAGCAATGAGGACTATGGACGCTCAATGGTAGAAGAGTACTTAGGCGATTTAACGAGCTTAGAAAAGTTATCTAAAGCCCTAGTAACAATGGCTTCTATCAGTGCACGGACGCTATACCTAGTGAACCCTAATGGGATCACACGTCCTAAACTGCTACAGGACGCTCAAGAGGGCGACTTTGTTAGCGGACGAGTTGAGGACATTCAAGCACTACAACTTAATAAATATCCTGATATGCAAACGACAAAAGCAACTGCTGACACTATTGAGCAACGCTTATCGTTTGCTTTTCTTTTGTCTAATGTCGTACAGCGAAACGCAGAACGAGTAACAGCAGAAGAAATTAGGACAGTCGCAAGTGAGCTTGAGGACACTCTTAGTGGTGTATACAGCATTTTAACTCAAGAATTCCAGTTGCCACTTGTAAGACGAGTACTAGCAGTCTTAATGGCTAAAGGCGAACTAGCACAACTCCCTGAGGGTTTTGTCGAGCCTACTATCACAACTGGTATGGAAGCCTTAGGTCGAGGACATGATTTTAATAAGTTCATGACTTTCATGAGTGTAGTAGGGCAAATGCCTGACGCTATGGGATACATGAAGATTAATCAGTGGTTAGTAGCAATAGCGACAAGTTTAGGTATCGACACTACTGGACTTATTAAGACTGATGAAGAAATTCAACAAGAACAACAGCAAGCTATGGAAGCACAACAAGAACAAGCCTTAGTAGAACAGGCTATGTCAAGCACTATGAATGAAAGCGAGGTAACACAATAGGTGGACATTACAGTTAATTCACAAAATAACACGCAGATTGTAGACGCTCAGCCACCACAGGAGCCTACAGTCGACAATCAACAACAGGTACAAACTGAGCCAGCTCAACAGCAACAAGTAGAAAATACAATCACAGAGACAACAGCTACGACACAAGTTGACGCTCAGACAAATACAGTGCAAGAAGCGATGGCTCAGCAACAGCAGACAACAGAGAAGCTAACTGAGGACTTAGCACAACGCAATGTAGACTTTAAAGCTCTTGAAGAGGAATACACAAAAAATGGTAATTTGTCGAACGCTTCTTTAGAAGCCCTAGCGAACGCTGGCTACCCTAAGGAAGTTGTAGACGCATACATTCAAGGTGTAGAAGCAACTCAAGAGAAATTCTACAACGCAGTAGTAGGCTTTGCAGGTGGCGAAGATGAGTACAAACAAGTAGCTCAATTCGTAAGCTCTCAAGGTCAACAAGCAGTAGACAACTTTAACAGTGCAATTAATGGAGGCAACTTAGGAGTAATCAATATGGTTATCCAAGGGATTAAAGCAAATATGCAAGCAGTTAATGGCACAACTAATAGTACTATCTTAGGTCAAACTACAGGCGGTACTACAGCGAACACAAATGCTTTCCAAACAAAGCAACAAATGGTAGAGGCTATCAGTGATCCAAGATACTCTACAGATCCAATCTACCGAAAACAAGTAGAGACAAAAATTATGAACAGTGATTTTACAATGTAAAAAGGAGACAAATTAATTAATGGCTGGAGTAACAAATTATCAACAACAAGGTGCTAAACAAAACACAGGCGATCAATTAGCCTTATTCTTAAAAGTATTCAGTGGTGAGGTTTTAACAGCTTTCACACGAGCTTCTAAAGTAATGAATAACCACATGATTAAAACGATTGACAGTGGTAAGTCTACTTCTTTCCCTGTAATGGGTCGTGGTAAAGCTCATTACTTGCCAGCAGGTTCTAACCTTGATGACTTGCGGGAAGCAATTCCACACAATGAAGTGGTAATCAACATTGATGGCTTATTGACTTCCGATGTATTGATTACAGACATCTTTGAAGCTATGAACCATTACGATGTTCGTGGTGAGTACGCTAAGCAATTAGGCGAAGCATTGGCAATCGCCGCTGATGGTGCTACAGTAGCAGAAATCGCTAAGTTAGTTAAAGCGAACACTGAGAACATCACTGGTTTAGGCAAAGGTGTAGTCGTAGAGAAAACCATTACAGGTGGTGCTGGTATCAATTATGAGACTGGTAAAGCGGTAATTGATGGCTTGCTTGAAATGAAAGCTAAATGGACTACTCAATACGTTCCTGAAGAAGAACGCTTTGCATACATCACACCTGAAGTAGAAAGTGCTATCATTACTTCTAAAGACGCTATCAACCGAGACTATGGTGCAGTAGCTTCTATTGTCGATGGTAACATTGATAAACTTTGCGGTTTTAAAATCATTGCTGTACCTCACTTAAAAGCAGGTGGTGCAGACAAAACAGGTATGTTAGGCACTTCTCCTGAGGGACACGTATTCCCTACAGATTATGCAGGTGCGTTAGCTGTTTGTGCACATCGTACAGCAGTAGCAACTGTAAAACTTAAAGACTTGCAATTAGAGCACGCACGTCGTCCTGAATTGCAAGCTGATATGATTATTGCTAAGAACGCTGTAGGTCATGGCGGTTTACGTCCTGAAGCAAGCGGTATTATCCTTGCAAAATAATCTTTAACAACTCTATGGGGGTAGTCTTATGGCTATCCCCTTTTTTGTCTAAGGAGAACTTATGATTTTAACACCACTAACCAAACTGGACGCAGTGAATGAAATATGCGGAGCTATGGGGGAGGCTCCTGTAGACACTTTAGAAAACAGTGAGAATGTCGATACAATCAATGCAGTCCGTATGCTTGAGGCTGAGACAAGAGCTATCCAAGTTATGGGCTGGACGTTTAATACAATAGAGAACTATGTTATGACACCTGACGACAATACTAAACGTATTCACTGGGACGACACAATTTTGTCTATTCAATTCAGCGATAATCGTATCGTAAGAAAGCGTGATGAGTGGCTCTATGATGTAACAAATAATACAGACAGGTTTGTATCACCACTGACAGCTAAAGTAATTCAATATGTACCATTCGAGGAAATGCCTCAGGTATTCCGACAATATATTACAGTAAGGACAGCTCACCATTTTGTCGCACGTTACTTAGGCGATCCTACAATCATGCAAGAGCTACAACAAGAGGAAGCTCAAGCATATATGCAGATGATGGAAGCAGAAATTACCTTAGAGAAATCTAATGTACTTATGAACCCTGCTGTACAGAACTACATGAATAGGGGGTAACTAATGCCACTTATACAGCAAACTATTAAAAACCTTATTGCAGGTATATCTCAACAGCCTCCTAAGTTGCGTCATGCAGAGCAACTAGAAGAACAAATCAATGGCTTCTCTACAGAGGCAGGCGGTTTACAAAAGAGACCACCAACGCAACACATCAAGAAGCTACCAACACTACCACTGAAAACTAAAATACATCTTATCAATCGTGATGAAATTGAAAGATATATTGTCGCTTTTACTGGAGACAACTTGAGGATCTTTAGTCTTACTGGCGAAGAGAAAGAAGTAAAACTAAAGAATGGAGCTCAAGATTATATCACCACTGAGAAGCCTACGCAACATCTTAAGGCAATCACAGTAGCCGACCATACATTTATTGTGAATACGACAAAAGTAGTCAAAATGAACACCACAGAGAAATCTTCAGACGACTGGAAGAAACAGGGTTCTTTAATTGTCGTTCGTCAAGGACAGTATGGACGTAAATATACAATCAATATTCAAGACCAAGAGTACAGCTATGAGACACCTGATGGCGGAGCAGCAAGCCATTCTAAAATGATAGCTACAGACTATATTGCTAATCAATTATACGAGAAACTTGCAGGTAACTTTAAGAAGAAATTTAGTAGCCTTACAGATGAAGAAATGCATACATATGGTATTACTAAGTCGACTAATGGGCACTGGAGCGGTAGCGATGGTGATAATTGGATAGAAATAACAACGTACCATTATAAAGATAAAGCGTATTCTAAAGAGGATATGTTCGCTCCTGCTGGAGTACAAGGCTCAGTCGTAATTAAAGGTACTAACTGGATACAAATTATAGGAAACCTAAAGGATCTAAGTGTATCTGATGGGTTCAATGGAGAAGCACTAAAGTTGTTTATTAACACAACAACAAGGTTTGAGATACTACCATCTACAGCTCCTGATGGCTTCACAGTACTTGTAAAAGGCGAGAAAGAGAGCGATGATGACTACTATGTAAAATATGACAGTGAGGAACACCTTTGGAAAGAGTGTGCAAAACCTAATATCACCATTAAGTATGACTTTACGACAATGCCTTATATATTACGTAGAGAAACAGATGGTACATTCACTTGCACTACAGCGAACTGGAATGAAAGAAAGACAGGTGATGAGGACAGTAACCCTACACCATCTTTTGTCGGCAATAAGATAAATGACATATTTTTCTTTAGAAATCGCCTAGGAATTATCTCAGGTGAAGCAGTTAATTTGTCGAGAACATCGGATTTTTTCAATTTCTGGGTAGATAGTGCTACCTCTATTGTCGACACAGATCCTATTGATTTACAAGTATCGCACAATCGAGTAAGCACACTTTATAATGCAGTACCATTCAATCAAGACTTATATCTCTTTAGTACTCAAACACAATTCATATTGAGGGCTGAGGGTGTACTAAGTCCTAAGACAGCAGTCATCGACCAAGTAACTGAATTTGACGCTGATGCATGGGTTAAGCCTATAGGTGTAGGACGTAACTTATACTTTACAGCTCATAAGACAGACTTTACGACTGTACAGGAATACTTTGCAGTAGCCGATAGTACTACTCAAAAGAACGCTACAGACGTTACAGGACACGTTCCGAATTTACTTAAGAATAGTATTTATTCTCTTAAGGCTTGTAACAATGAGAACTTATTAATAGCTCTTAGCGACAACCAAAGAGGCACAATGTACATCTATAAATTCTTATTCCTGAATGATAGTAAAGCACAAGCCAGCTGGAGCCTATGGACATTCGATGGGGAAATCATAGGTGCTGACTTTATCAATTCTATTATGTACTTAGTGATTAATCGAGGAGGCAATACGTTCCTTGAGAAATTACCGATTAGTTATAATACAAAAGATTTTGTCTCAGAACCATACAGAGTAATGCTTGACAGGAAGTTTAAAACGACACTACACGGCACCTTTGATAAAGACACTAAGGAAATGAGGTACGATGTCAAATCAATCTATGGAGACGCTTATTCTGAGCCTAGAGAGTACACAATAGTACTTAAGAATGGCTTAGTGTACTCAGGTAAAGATACTGTAGTTGTACCTCATCAAGTAGAACCACTGGAGGACTTTGAGTGCTACATAGGAGTACCTTATGAATTTAAGTTTATCTATAGTACATTCTTTATCAAACAAGCAAGTCAAACAGGTACTGACACAATACCTAATGACCGACTACAGCTACGCTTCCTGCACATCAATTATGACAACACAGGAGAATTTGAAGTCATTGTAAATGCTACTGGTAAGACACCTAAGCATTACAAGATGACGGCACGTATTGTTGGTACACCAAGTAATCAAGTCGGTATACACCCACTAGAGACTGGGGAGTTCCGAGTTCCACTAATGGGACGCAATACAGACACAGAAGTAACAGTAATCAATACAAGCCCTTTACCAAGTGCATTTAACACAACAGTATGGCAAGGACTTGTAACATATAAATTTAGACAAATATAGAAAGGAGGAACCTTATGGGTACAGCAAGCTCACAATTACTAGGAGCTATGAACGCTGGAGGACTAGCTACCACTGGCTCTCTAGGAGTAGGCACAAAAGTAGGTATAGGTATGCAACTATTGAGTGCTTATAACAACTATAGAGCTCAGAGGAGACAAGCAGAGGCACAGGCAGACCAAATCATTGCACAGGCTAAAGGAGCCATTAAGACAATGAACTATTCTCTAGGTAACTTTGAGAATGAGCGTAGAAATGCCTTTGAAGCTAGTGTAGCTCAATTAGGAGCTATTCGTATGCAAGCAAGAGGGCTGGAGGAAAGCGTACAAGCAAGCACTGGAGAATACCAAAGTGGTAAAACAGCAAAGCTATTAGTACGCTCTACAAAAGGTGATGGGCTTCGCACGACAAATCAAGTGAAAGACAACTATATTCGTAAGAGTGATGAGATAGACCAAAACAAAGAGCGTGTATTTCTGAGCACTAGGGAATATTTGTCTCATCTTGAAACACCACGTATCCCAACTCTATTAGGGGGTATTCTTAGTCAAGCTGGTACTTTATTGTCGACTTATAACGACTATAAGAATATGAACGCTAATAGAATAGCTAAGATAGGCGATGGGAGTGGAGTAGGAGGTACAAGTGGCACTCATGTAGAAAGCCTTATGAAACGATGGGAACCTGACTACACCTTTAGGACAGCTAGTCAAAATCCATGGCGAACCAGTGCTAATGATGGATTTAGCTTAGCAGATACACGCAGAGGAGTATTAGGGTACACAGTTAATGATCCTAAGGCAATCAATTATGGCAACCCTAATATTCGATACGACACAAATAGTGCAAGCTATCAGTACAGTGCTAATGGCTTTGCTACAGCCTTATCAATCAACATGGGCTACCCTAAACTCTTGAATACTTCTTATCGACAACCAATTAGATTTGGTAACCCACGCATAGGGTATAACCAAGACAACAATCAATACATTTTCAATGGAGGACAATTATAGATGGCAAATAACAATACACAAGTGAGTGGCTCTATAGGCACTGCTCAACAGTTTATGCCAAATGCACCTCAAACGTATCAACAAAATTTGTCTAATGTCGCCTCCGTAGGCTCACCAATGGCACGCTTTACGAATGACGCAGACCTATTAGCAACTGGTTTGTCTCAACTAGGAGTAGCGTGGAAACAGTACACAAATGATGAAGAGGAGCGTAAGGAAAAGATAGCAAAAGCCGTAGCTCCTCAGTTATTCACAAGTATGACTGAAGCTCAAAAAGAGGGCTTAACTACACGACAAATCTTAGCAACAAGTGGTAAGTTTAATCTACAGGACAATGAGTATGCAGTAGCGACTATTGACCGCATGAGAGGTACTGAAATGGGAAAACGCATAGAGAGCGACTGGCAAATCTATGACGACCAACATCAGCAACAACCTGATTTACCACGACAATTCAATACATTCGATGAGTTCTATGAAGCACGACTTAAGGACTACATGAGTGAGGAGAACATCGAGAACCAATATGCTTTTCAAGGCGGACTTGAAGAGCAACATATGGCGACTAAGATGGCTGTATTTGATACCTTTACGAAACGTAAAGAAACTCAACTGAAGCTAGAGCGTGTCAATGGTATTACTGCAATGGTAGGGGACTTCGCACGGAATAACCCTGACATTACTGTAGAAGATGGCACACCATACCTTGAGAGCTTTATCACTAATATCCGTGAGACAGCGACAAGTGATAGTAATCTTGAGTACAAGCTATTAGGCAACGTAGCAGAAGCAATCTCTAAGACTGGTAATGCAGACCTAGTAGAAGCATTTGGACAAATGGAGTATGACGATAGACGTCGAGTGAAAGACGTAATTGATTTGTCGGACTATAAAGACGGAGCCAATACGGAAGCCGTTAAGATACGCAATGATAGATTTGTCGCCCTCAATAAAGATATTGAAGCAATCAAGACTGTAGAGGGACTTGACGAGTACTATAAGAAAAAGAAAGAAGAGAGCCCTGAGGACTACCGCCTTATTGCTCCTCTATACAACCATGCAGTAGCTAACATTAAGACTGAGCAAGCTAGACAACAGAAATTAGCACTCATGAAGCAAGCTACAGAATTAGCTAGAAGCAATGCCAATGCTACACTACAACCTATGTTTGAAGCAATGCTAGCTGGTAAAGCGTCATGGAATGGTATGGAATTCCCTAGAAGTGAAGCAGACCTTAAGGACATGGGAATTGATCCTGATATGTTCATAGGTGGAGCTAGAGAAATGCTTAGACAAAAACTATTAAGCGGACAGTATGACGGCTTGCAGTATGTCTTAGCAAACCCACTTATCGGTAATGCTATGCGAACCTCTATGAAAGACCAAATGAACGTAGCCTTAGCTTCTATGGATCAGAGTGGTAATATGCCTGAGATTGTCGGAATTGCTTTGTCGCTCTATAGAGCACGACCAAACATGATACATCAACTCTTAGATCCTAAATGGGCTGGACGTATCCAAGCTCTAGGAAGTCTACAGGATACTATGGGACAGGACGAGGGTACTAAAATATTTGCTATGGGTATGCAAGCTCTACGAGACCCTGATACAGCAGACAAGGTTAAGACAGCTATCAATGCAATTCCTATGGGGAGCTCAGAAACATTAAACATAAGAACTGGTGCATGGGGTTATTTTGATATACCTGAAAGCACACCTACAGGCTTATTAGGAGCTATTAGAGACCAAGCAGAGATACTTAAGGCAACTGGAAGATTTACAGCAGACCAAGCTATGGAGAAAGCTAAAAGCAATCTAATACATTCTTTTGTCAACTATGATGGGGTACTTTTACCACGCTCTATCCTTAACACAACTGGTGTAGAAAGTGAAGCATTCGCTAGTGAGGGTGTACGACACGTATTAGATGAGCTTAAGGAAAAACAAGGGGCAGGCTCATGGGTGAGCTATGATCCCGACCAAGATGTAATTTATATACGTCAAGCAGGTTCTATGGAGGGCTTAGCGTATTATCCATGGGACATCGGTAACAGAGCTTATCAATATCTAAGTGATACTACAGCTGACGAACGTAAAGGCTCAGATCCAGAGCATACAGTAGTATATGGCAATGAAGTTATTAATACAGATTTGTCAGGTAGCTCATTGAACCAAGGCAAGAGCAAACTACGAGCATTCTTTGGTTTAGATTAGAAAGGAGGTAACATATGGAGATAAACCCGAATATACTTGAGATAGCCGACATATATCAAAAGAAATATGGTACATCAGACTATTTCAAGAAGCTACAGATAGCTCAGATGGTGCATGAGAGTGGTAATGGTACATCAGAATTAGCAGTCGAGGATAACAACTATGGTGGGCTTACTGGCTATCATAAGGGAGCAGGACTACAGCCTGAAGAAGATGGTACAGCTGTTTATGGACACTTTGATAGTAATGAAGAGTACGCTACCTACTTACATGATGGCTTCTTCGTACATTATCCTGAAATTCATAATGCTACCTCAGCAGGCGAATACGCAACTATCTTGTATGACAATGGTTACTTTAGAGATAACAACAAAACTAGAGAACAAGATATAGACGACTATGGTACGGACATGGCTAACATTGCAGGTGAGACATATGTTCCGGGGGCTAAAGTAGGCAGGCACTATGCTGGCTTCGGAGGACTAGAGAAAGGTGTGGGACCACGAGTATACGACTTCTCAGATGATGTCTTTGAGCCACTAGCCGATACAAACACAGGTGGCTTCTGGAAGCAAGCTAAGGATAGCTTCTTGAATGAGTGGTATAACAATGGTTCCGTCGCATTGCTTCGCACAGGATACAATATGGCGGAAGCCAATGGGTTTAAACCAGCAGACCCAAACTGGACACCTAATGAAAACGACCTAAAGGCAATCGACAAGTACTTTCCTAATGATCTTGAGACAAGACATTTCTTACTTGCAAATGCTAAGTCTCAAGCTCAACTAGGGGCTCTTATCCAGCAAAAGCGAGATGACTTTGCTAGACAAGCACGAGTAGAAAAAGCTGGGTATGGCTTAAAGAGTATCGGTGGTATTTTAGGTACAGTGGCAGACCCTCTTAACTTTATACCAGCAGTAGGTCAAGAAGCACTCATCGGTAAAATGATAGCACGCTTAGGCACACGAACACTAGCCAACCTAGGAGCTAATAAAGTATTCCAAATGGCAGAGCTAGGCTTAGCCAATGGCTTAATCAATATGGGAGACCAATATGTCGCTCAACAGTATGGCGGTTATACTCCTGACTATACGACAGCATTTCTATTCGGTGCTGGTATGGGGGCAGGAGCCCGCTACTTCCATTCTGTAGGAGGAGAACACAAGACAGCTGTAGGTGCTACACCAGCAATGGATAAATTAGGACGACAAATAGAAGCAGAAAGTGAGCAAGCACTAATGCAGGCTTCTGACTTAGGAATACCTAAGGCACCTAACAGAGTTGCTGATGAGATTGTCTTACCTAAGCAAGCTGAAGCAGACTTTGTGAAAGACAAAGGATACACCAACAAAGGTGAATGGGCTGAGCACTTATTACATCATAAGACAAGTAAAGAATGGGAAGAAGCTAAAGACTTCTACGGAATGTCTAATAGCGAACTCAAGGATCACCTTAAGGACTATGCAAGTCTAAAGGACTACTATGGGCGACTAGAGAAAACTTATGACTATACATCAAGACCTTACATCACTAAACATAATGATGGCTCAGTATCAGTCAATGATGTAGATTTGTCGAACACATCAGTTATTGCTAATGCAGTCAATGCTGAGGACAACAATTTCTACATACCGCTTGCAGATAATGAAGAAATACCATTCATGGACGAGGGCTTTGTCTCACATACTCCTGAGCTTCCTGAGAGCTTTATAGACGCAGGACTTAAGCCTGACGATGAAATACCTTTAGAAGCAACTGGACACTCAGATAAGCCTCTACAGGCACTCATTAAGACAGAAATCAAGCCTGAAAACGATTACTTATATATGGGACAAGGTGGTGTATCTAGTCCTGAAAAGGTAATGATGGAAACTCAAGGCACTCTAGGTAACAAAGGAGCAATCAAACAAAAAGCAGAACTTAACAAAATCATGGGCACTACTTACGGACACCTAGCCAATAGCCCATCTGATACTATGCGACACTTCGCTAAGACAATGCTACTTGACCCTAGAGACCGCATGAATAACATCGGTATTCCTATAGAGCTTGCTAAGAAAGTAGTACAGAAAGACTACAAAATAAAACTAGCAGTATTCGAGGACGACTTTAAGAAGTGGTACTTTGAGCGTCCTAGACGTCAATGGTTTACACCTAAGCACGCTAAAGAGGAATTTAATGAGGTAGTCAGTAAGGCTTACCATGAAAAATACAGAGATAGAAAAGATATATCTCATTATGGAGAAACTATCAATAATGCTGTAGAACACGTTAAGGACTTCCGTGAGTGGGACTTAAAGAACCTTAAGCAGTCAGGACTTGTCAGTGAGGACTTCGATGGAAGCCCTGAGCTCTACAGACGAGTATCTAAAGACAAGTTAGCTTTATTGTCGGAGAAATTCGTTAATGAGGAAGCTAAGAGAAACTTCTTCGTGCACTACATTGAGAGAGCTGTAGACAGAGAAAGACTGGACGAGGGAATTGACTTAAGAACAGAGGCAGAAGCCTACGCAGATCATATCATGAGAACTGGACAACATCACTTTGACGATGGCGAAATGAAAGACGTTAAGGGCGACAAAAGGCTTGCTTATTTTAAGCGTCGTTTACCAATGAACACTGGCTTGACAGTACCAATCAATCTCAGTGGTGGTGCTACAGATAAAGCCCTTAACGATGTCTTTAGTTTTGATACAGACTTACGAGATACTAATATCATGAACCACATGAATTATGTCTCTAATCGCTCAAGCGGTGCAATAGCAATCAAACAGGTAACAGGAGTTGATGATGTCGGAGCACTAGCACATCGTTTTGATACAAAAATCAAGAACGAACTAGAGCAAGCCGTACAGCTAGGATATGTTAGCGACAAAGAGGCACAGTTGAGCTATGAGGACTTCCATAGAGCTTTTCATCATATCACTGGTGCACGCATATTTGAGGACGCTATTCCTAAACCTGAGCAAGCTATGGATAGACTACAGAAAGTACTATTAGACGCTTCCTATGCAATGAATGGTATGAACTTCGGTTTATCCGCCTTAGCAGAACACGCAGGGGCTGTATCTAAAGTAGGTGCTAGAGCTTTCACTCATTTCATTCCACGCTTACATGATTTTATCCACGACCTAAGACACGCTAAGTACGTTACAGCAGACCAATTAGCAGACTTTAGAAAAATGGAGATTGGTACTTATATGTCGGAAAGCAACTGGTTTGATCCAATAGTAACCGACAGGAATTACCTTGAGAATAACATTGCAGGCTTGCATATGGAGGCTCTAGGAGCTACACATGACGGCATAAGTGTAGGAGCAAGATTGACTTCTACTTTGTCTCAAGTACAGCAAATCACTAACCACAGTATTCAATCAATTAAGGCGGACTTAGTACCTGATATGATTGACTGGGCTAATGATGGGTTCTCAAGCACTTTCAGAAAGAACCTCTTTAGTGAACGAGCATTTAAGCGTGTAGGTATAGACAATATACCTGAGTTTAAAGCTACAGTAAAACATTATTTGTCGGACTTAGATCATAACGATCCTACAGCTCTACGCAAGAGCTTAAGAGAATGGCAAAAGAATGACAATATGAGTTATATCAAATTCCATGCTTTTCTTGATAAGCACTCTATGGACGCAATCTTACAGCCTCACTTTAGTGCAGGTAATACAAGATTGACAGGACACATCTTACCAATTCTTATGCAATTTAAAGCCTTTTCACGAATGGCACTTAATAGCCACTTAATGCGAGCTATGGAGCACTGGCAAAGAGAGGACACTATCCAAACACTTGCTACCATTCTTTCAGGCGGTATGTTATGGGCTATCCGTATGAGAGCTCAAGCAGAGTATATGTATGGTAATGATGAAAAGCGTAAACAAAAGTTCCTAGACAAAACCTTTACAGCTGACAATATCATCACTGCTGGTTTGACAAGAAGCTCTATTTTGTCTCCTCTATCCTTTGGAGACGACGCACGAAAACTTATATCAGGACGAGGGAGCACAGCTAGAACCACTGTAGATAGACCTGAGTGGACTGAAGATGGACAGTTGATTGATAGTGTAGCAGATAGAGCTAAGCAATTCGCAGTACTAGGGAGTGCTATAAGATTATTTAATGGTGCACGCACTGGTTTAGAAGCTATTGGAGCACTTGAAGATAATCAAAAGAATGGTAAAGGACCAAATGCTCTTACAGCTGTATATCCACTAGACAGATACTTACCTATTCAAATATTCCTCACAGGAATGGCAGAAATGGCAGATAAAGAGGTCAGAGATTTTAAACAAGTTGAAATCAATAATGCTAGACGTAAACCACAAGTACAGCCAACTGTATCTCAACAGCCACAGCAAAAAGCACCAGCACAGGTACATCAACCATCAATACAAGAACTCATTAAAGATCCTAAGAAGCGTAAAGAGTTGACTAATGGCTTAAATGCTGAGCAACCTAATGAACTTAAAGGACGAAATGCAGAGGACTTAAGCGATGATGAGTTAGCTAATCTTTATAACGAATATCGACAAATGAAAGGACAATAACATATGATACCACGACTTACCACTAAGACAGTAATTGGACAAAAAACTTACAACTTTGGTTTTGATTATCTGTCAAAAGATTTTATCAAGGTGGAAATCAATGGTACTACTTTAGAATATCCTAAAGACTATTCTGTAGAGGGGACATCAGTTAATCTTACTGTATCCCCTATAGAAGTCTTACCACTGTTAATCTATAGAAGTACCTCAACACTACCTATGGTTGAATGGAAAGATAGTTCTATTATGAGAGCAGATGACTTGAATATTCAACAAAAACAAACACAGCATTTATCGGAAGAACTTGCATTCAGAAGTCAAGAAGCTATTAAATCTTATGAGGTGATAGTAGCTAGTACAGACGAAGTCAAAAGAAATACTGAAGAGGTGCGAGAGAAAACCAATACGGTAATTACTAAGTCGGCAGAAGTAGAAAATAAGGCACAAGAAGTAGCTACTAATGCAAACAACGCCCAGCAAAAGATATCGATTATACAAGCACATACGCAAATGAATGATAAATACTATAGTGATACTTTAACTATTAAAAGTGAAGTATCATTAAAGGCAGACGAAGTAAAACGTAATACTGATATGGTCTCAGCACTTAAACGTAGATCACAGGAAATTTTAGAAGAAAACCAAAGGTTAGCTAATCAAGTACGTCAGGTTGCAGGTGGAGACTACTATACAAAATCTGAGGTAGACCAAAAGATACAAACAGAAGCTACAGAAGCATTAAAAACTTTAGTAGGCACTGCTCCCCAATCTTTAGACACACTGCAAGAACTAGCTACCGCATTAGGGAATGATCCTAATTTTGCTACAACAATGACTAACTTAATTGGTACTAAAACGACTTTACAACAGGTATACCCTATAGGCTCTATTTATACTTCTACTGTCAATACAAACCCAAGTATACTCTTTGGATTTGGTAGCTGGGAAGCTATTGAGGGTGGTAGAGTGCTGTTAGCTAATGGTAATGGTTATATCGCAGGTTCTACAGGGGGTAGCTCTACGCATACCTTAAAGGTTGAAGAATTACCAAGACATAACCATGGCGGTGGTGTAACACAATCAGGTGCTCACGGACACACAGGCACAGCTAGTTCTAATGGTACACATAGTCATACCGTTTATATATATACAGCTGGAGTGGGTAGTGGTAATACAAAGACATTTGAAGAGTATAGAGTGAAAATTAAAACAGATAAAAGGTATATTACACAGATGGAAGTAGAAGAAGCAGGTACACATACACATGATATCCAGATTAATAATAGTGGTAATCACACACATGGTATACCTAATCAGGGCGACAATAAAGCCCATAATATTATGCAACCTTACCTAGTAGTATATATTTGGAAGCGAACAGCATAGAAAGGAGAGACTATTTGACAATACCAACAGCAGTGCTAGGAGACGCTCTTCTAGCACTTCTTTTAGTTATTATTATTGTTTTTGTCGATACACTTACAAAGTGGACAGCTATTGCTATTCGCTATTGTAAAGACAAAGACTACAACCCTACAGTAATGAATTTATTCAGAGCAGTATTCTTTAGAGCATGGGAGACTGGCTATTTAGAAAGTAAAAAATACAAGTGGAATATCATGATTAAATTTGTCTCTTATTCCACAGTTATTCTATTAGCAGTCTTTATTTACCTGTTATTTCCACAATATGAGGTACAAGGCTTCCACATTGGAAAAATTGTAGCTCTTTTGTTGTATATAGGGGTAATCTTTGCAGAACTCTTTAGTATCGCAGAGAACTTAAAAGAAGCTGGCTATGAACGCAGTCAATTATTCGACAGAGTACTTGAAGCAGGACTTAGTAAGATTGGGGTTAATTATAGAGTAGATGGCGACAAAATGGCAGACTTGCCTAAGAAAGTATCTACAGAAATCGAAAGGAGAACAGATGAGAGAAATTAAATTTGATGAATTGTCGGACTACACAGTCCCTGCTAGAGGTGCAATCGACAAAATCTACTTGCACTGGACAGGTGGACACTACAGCCAACCATTTAGTAGCTATCACATTAATATCGACGCAGATGGTAGTCTATTCACTGATATGGGCAGCTTTATGGACTTAAAAGCTCACACATGGAGACGCAATAGTCGTGCTATTGGTATTACTTTATGTTGTTGCTATAAGGCTTCTATAGACGCTGATGGGAATATTGATTATGGCTCAGAGCCTCCTACACAAGAGCAATTAGATATGATGGCTAAAGTTGTTGCTAAGCTATGCGTAGAGATTGGTATTTTCCCTGAGGGGAACGTATGGACACACGCAGAGGTAGCCGACTTCGATGGCTATGGTTTACATGACAATGATCCTGATATGCGATGGGACTTGTATGGTTTAGGCTGGCAGATTAGACAGAGAGTGAGGGAGTATATCAATGAGTGGAGTTCCTAATAAACACACGATTAAGAACTGGCTAAAGGTAATCATACCGCTTGTCCTTGTGATTGTCATAGGCTTCCTAGCGTACCGCTTTAATACTCATGAGGCTCCTGAAGAGCCTACATACACACCAAAGGCTCCTATTCATGTAGAACATGAGAGAAAACAGACGACTACCTTTGAGTACTTACCAAAAGCTGTAGATCCTATTACTGGAGTTCGTGAGGATACCGATGTACAATTCACGACTAAACAACAGCCTCTTGTAGTCAATGTTAATGGCAAGCGTCATGAGATAGCCACTGACAATGTAAAGGAAGAACATAAGCTAGACAATGGAAAGCTAGTGATAACTGAAACACATGAAGCAGTACTAGACCTAACTATACCTGAACAGCCACGCTTTAAGAAAGGCATTTATGTCGAGACAGACTTTAATAATGATAAGGCGATTACAGCAGGAGCTAGATTGTCGTACCAAACACCTAAGTTTGACGTAGACCTTAAGGCTGACCTTTACAGTCAAAAAGAACATACAAAAAGAACAACACTAACCGCTACTGGTTGGTTCTAACCAATAGCCCTCTATGGATATTCCGTAGGGGGCTTTTTTATATTCCTAAGGAGGCACATTGAAACAAGCATTAATCAAAGGAAGCAAAACAGATGAATGGTATACACCACTGGAGACAGTTAAGACAATGCTTAAAATATTCCCACCTAAAAGAGGCGACCATATTTGTCTACCATTCGACACAAAAAAAAAGCAATTTCTATAAAGTCATAACCAAAGATTATGATCCACAAGCCATCTATGGAATAAACGACTGGCTGACAGAAGATTATGAATACGACTATCTAATCACCAACCCTCCGTACAGCAATAAAGATGAGATTATTGAACGCTGTATAGAGAGCGGTAAACCATGCGTATTAGTGCTACCTATAGAAAGCCTAGGCGGTGTAAAGCGTCATGCACTCTATAAGAAAACTAATATAGCTATTTATGTACCAACTAAGCGTATCAAGTTTATCAGTGAAGATGGTGAGGATAGTAAAGCACCAGCACATCACAGCATTGTAATGCTCATCAATGCGAAGCGTACAGAGATTATATTTGAGCATGAATTAGAACACTAAGGAGAACTTATGGCTAAAGTAATTAGAACACAAATGAAAGCTATCAGAGCTAAATGCTTAGATTGTTGCTGTAACGACACTAAAGAAGTCGATAACTGTACTGTAGAAGATTGCCCTTTATGGGACTACAGAATGGGAAAGACACCTAAAGGAGTTGTAAAAGTAAACAAACTAGACCTTAATGCTACACGAAAGAAAGGAGACAAATAATGCTTAGATTTTTTAAGAAATTATTAGGTATAAAAACAGATGAACTATTCGATACTTATAAACTACCTAATGGATCTCTACTTTATCTACCTAAAGGGCAAAAACATAACAAAGCAACTGATGATATTTATATAAAACTTAAGGAGGATAAATGAAGATTAATCAAGAACTGCTAGACAAAATTGCAGAAATGGAAGTAGAAGCACTCATTGATGGTTTACAAGACGAAGAACTTCGACGTACACCTACATTCCTAGAGAAAGTCCGTAGGTTCCTACGAGACAATAAACTTGAGACAACTCCTGAGCTTGCTATTGAAGTCAAGAGAGAGACACACGAAATCCCAGTGTTTGATCCTCCTACCCTCATGGACGAGCACTATGGTGATCATTAATGGAGTGGACTGAAGAACAGATAGCGAAAGCCAAAGAGGACTTTAGGGTATTCATATACATGGTATGGAAGATGATTAGTCTACCTGACCCTACACCTATCCAGTATGACATAGCTCATACACTACAGAACTTACCAAATGACCGCTTTATCATTGAGGGGTTCCGTGGTGTAGCTAAGTCATTCATTACTTGTGCATATGCTGTATGGACACTATGGAGAGACCCTCAGAAGAAAGTAGAGATTGTCTCCGCCTCTAAAGACCGAGCAGACGCTAACGCTATCTTTATCAAACGTATCATCTATACACTACCATTCCTAGCTCATCTAAAGGCTAGACCAGACCAACGAGACCAACAGAATTTATTTGATGTCGGTCTTGCTGTTCCTGATATTTCTCCTAGTATTAAGTCAGTAGGTATTTCAGGACAGTTGACTGGTAGCCGTGCAGACCTACTTATTGCCGATGACGTTGAAGTAGCTAACAATAGTGGCACTCAGACACAACGAGACAAGCTCAATGAAGCCGTTAAAGAGTTTGACGCTATCATTAAACCTAAGGGACAAATCGTATACCTAGGTACTCCTCAGAATGAAATGAGCTTGTACAATGAGTTGCAACAGCGGGGCTATAAATGTCGCATATGGACTGTATTGTACCCTGAAAGTTTATCTGAAAGGGAATTCTACGGAGACCGCTTAGCTAAGATTATAGCTGACAAGTACGACAATAACCCTGAGCTCTACGCTGGGAAGCCTACAGATCCTAGACGATTTGATGAGGAAGAAATTTATAAGCGTAGATTGTCTTATGGTAAAGCTGGCTTTGCACTACAGTTTATGCTTAACACTAACCTAAGCGACCAAGAGAAGTACCCATTGAAAGTACAGGACTTGATGATTGCTAATTTGTCGCTTGATGAAGCCAATCTCAAATGGTACTGGAGTAATGACAGACAACTTCGCATTAATGATTTACCTTGCGTAGCTCTTAAGGGAGACTATTTCTATGAACCTCAGGGACGCTCTAATGAAGTCTTTGAGTACACAGGTACAGTAATGGCAGTCGACCCATCAGGTAGAGGTAAAGATGAGACCTCTTATGCAGTCGTTAAGTATCTCAATGGTTACCTATTCGTACTTGAAGTAGGCGGTACTAGAGAGGGCTATAGTGATAGCACACTCCGACAACTGGCTAATAAAGCTAAAATCTATGGAGTTAATGAGATTGTCGTAGAGGGCAACTTTGGTGATGGTATGTTTTCACAGCTCTTTAAACCAGTGCTTAATGACATACACCCTTGTAGCGTCACTGAAGTGAAGAACTATGCTCAGAAAGAGGCTCGTATCATTGACACCCTTGAGCCAGTCATGATGAGACACAAATTGATTATCCATAAGCAGGTTATCATTGATGACTACCAAGTCTATGAGAACACTCCTGCATACTCTTTAATCTACCAAATGACACGCTTAAGCAGAGACAGAGGAGCACTGGCTCATGATGACCGCTTAGACGCTTTATGTATGGCTGTAGCCTACTGGTTAGCAGTCATGGATAGAGACGAAGAAATTGGCATGCAAGAACAGATAGAAGCTAAGCTAGAACAGTGGCTTGATCCTGACAAAGGAATATTCTACAGAGACGAAACAAACCAAATGCGACCAATGGGACGCTCAGAAGCAAAAAGGATAAGCACCTATAATATGCTTAAGAATTACTAACCACTAACCCTAAGGAAGTCAGAACGATTTCTTTAGGGTTTTTGTGGCTATTAAGCGTGTACAGAGGTTTATTTTGTCGCCTACAGATTGTCTAAGGTATTTATACCTAAGGAATAATATAAGCCTCTACACACGCTCAACAAAAATCGCCATAGAGGCTGATGGTTTATTAAAAGACAGAAATAAATAAGAGTACTATAGGTATTATTTAGTATCTCTATAAGCACTCTTAAGACCTCTCTTAAGTACCTCTTATAGCACTCTAAAGTTCTCTTATGTATAACTTATTGTAATACTCTTATGATTATTTCTCAATGTACACACGAGATAGAAGAGTATCTTCTATCTCTCTTTAGTTTTAACTAAAGTTCTATCTATTAGACAACTTGAGTAATCTATGTCAATAGCTTCTCAAGAAATCTAATAGGCTTATTTAGAACTTAATTTAGTTATTAACTCTTAAGACAGCAATAAGAAACTTATAGATTTTTTAGTTTTAACTAACGAAGTTTAGCAAACTAAAGGAACTCTATAAGAATACTATTAGATACTCTTAATTACTTCCGAACCATACACCTTTAATGATATACTTAAGGAGTAGTATAAAGTACTCTTTAGGTATTCTAAAGAGGTGAACTTAATGACATATTTAGAATACATTAATGAATGGTTAAAGTATAAAGAAAGTGAATACTCTTATAGCACCTTAAGAACCTATAGAGCCCTCATTAAGAAGCACTTTATACCATTCTTTAGAGACACAAAAGTAGAGGACTTAACACGACTACAGTTACAGCATTTCATCAATACACTAAAGACATCACAAAAGGTCTGTATAGCATTGCTTAAGAGAACACTAAAGGAGCTCTACTACGATGAGCTAACCCCTAAGGACTTCTCTACACAGCTAAGGAAGCCACCAAAGGCACACGTTACAAGAACTAAACAAGCACTCACAAGAGAACAAGTGGCCCAGCTATTCGACTACCTGAAGCCTAACTACTGGTACTACTTTATTCGCCTCCTATTTAACTCAGGACTACGAATAGGGGAAGCACTTGCTTTACAGTGGTGCGATGTCCTTTGGTACACTAAAGAACACACTTTAGTTCCTCAAAGGGAATACCACCAGTGCTCTTATGTAGTACTAAAGATAACAAAGACATTTGATGAACATATGGGAGCTCTACACGAGCCTAAGACAGCGACAAGTATAAGAGACGTAATAGTTACTGATAGAGACACTATAGAGCTCTTGTATAACCAGTGGTCAGCTGTAGGCTTCCCAAAGAACTCTTATGTAGCCCAATCGAAACGCTGTAGTGATCAACCAGTATCAAGAGTAGCCATAAAGAATATCTTTAAGAAAGCTACAGAGGCACTAGGACTGCCATTTCTTTTAACTCCTCATCATGCTAGACTTAACTATACAAGCCACAGTTTAGCATCAGGAGTTAGCGAAAAGAACTTACAAGCCCAACTAGGGCACAGCTCAACTAATCTAATTCGTAGTGTGTATGGTAAAGCCATTGGCAATCGTTTAGAGGAACTGATAGAACACAAAAGTATCTATTACTTCCGATAACGATAATTTATCGGAAGTAATTTAAGACATAAAAATTGGGCCTAAGCTAGGCCCAATCAATATTTTCAAGGTTATTAGTTTTTACGTTTAAATGTATATGGTTCATATTCTATTTCGTTTTTACGACCTGTCCACCAAGACCATAAGGCTTTTGCGATTTTCCATGCA